GTGGCCGAAGTCCAAGTATTGCCAGCAGCAGTAATACCAACGGCAATAGTAACTGCTTCATTAAATGTTTCCAGTGTTTCTACCAGTACGGCCATTCTCAATGCGTACATTGGTATAACGTCTGGTATTTCGTATGAGCCGGTAGTGGTAGAATCTGTAAATACTGAATGGTCGAGAATAAATTCTCTGGTCATAATACCGCAACCTGCGCCTACTACGCCCTGATAGCCTATCGTTCTTTTTGTAGTCATTTGTAACTCCTAATAAAGTTTTGTTATTTGCTTTGTTTTAGTATGTTTAAGGTTCAGGAAGAATCTGCGTTCCTTCAAACTGAACCGTTGTGATATGCCTTACTTTTTCATTTCCTTTTCCATTCCACATCTGTCCTAAATTGCCGCAAGTCAAAGTCTGTTTATCTGCGCCTATCGCCTGTTGCAACATTACATCGGCAAGCTGATTGTGTACGCCGATGATATTGTTCTTCTGCGTTTCGGCAGTTGCAAGTGCAAGTTGTAGAATTGTTTCAGAGCCTAACTCGCTGCCTATGAAATAGTCGTTATCTTCCACTAACATCTGTGGTACTATGTTATAGACGTAATAATACTCATACTCACCGTTGGGAATAGGACAGAATATAACTTCCCATTTCTGACCATTTACTTGGTCGTAATTACCAGATTTCAAAGCAAAGTACAATGGAACTGACGTTCCTGTATATGCCGATTTCTGCTGATAAATAAAATCAAGCGATTTCTGGACAGGATTATAACTCAAAGGTGAAGTATGCGTAAATGGTGTTTCAAGCGAACCAAATCCACTGGGCAAGGTATAAGTATCAACATTATTAGTTATGGTCAGGGTCGATGTCTGCCGCAGGAAAGACCATTGATATAATCTTCCAGTGCTGGAATCGATAGGCATTAACCATCGCCTATATGCCCGCATAACAATCTTTTTAACGTCTATAAGGTCTTGGCCGGTCGGATTACTTCCGTAACCCATAATGTCAGCCACTTCCTTATAAACATCGCTGAATGTTAACCTTAAGCTTGCCATATATTTCCTTAAAATAAGGGGCGAGTGCGAACCCACCCCAAATCAAACTGTTTAAGCCAAACTAAATAACGGGCCAACACCAGCGGCTGTTCCGGTAATTGTATGGCCTGCATACTGCGACAAATCATAAGTGGCAGTAGTTACTGCAAGTGCCGTATCAGCACTTTCGAGAGAACCATCGTGTCGCCAGAAGCAACCCATTCCGCCTTGCGCTCCCACGCCACTCTGTGGAGCAATCCAAGTGAAACTCGGTATTCTGCCTACCTGACACCAGAAATATGTACTTGCGGCAGTTACCTTAACTGACGGTATTCCGGCCTTTGCTAAAGTTGTAGAAGTTCCAGTCCTTAAAGCAGCATAAGGGTTCTGATATACTTCTGCCGCGCTTGACGTAGTAATGGCCTCTGTTAACGGGCCGTCAAGATATACCACAAATGCCGCATTTGAAGCAGCAGAATCATTACCTATAATCTGCCTGAATTGCGTGTTGTTTGTAGAACCATCATAAATAGTTACAAAACCATTACGCAACTCGTCAGTAGTCAATGTTGCGTGAGTAGCAGCGGGAATTGTAATTGACGTTGCGTCAACGGCAGCAACAGTAGTAAATGCTGTGTACGATACATATCCAGTATAAGTGAACTCGCAGCCCTGACCAGATAAACAAGCGGCAGACGACTTCGAGTACACAAATATACCCCTGCCCGGAACAATAACAACATCGCCTATGTTGTTTATAGAATCTTTCGTAGTCGATGTCGTGTAAATAAACGACCAGTCAGAGGCTTTTGTGGACTGAATCCCGCCCGGTTGCCCTAAAACCCAAATTCTATTTTTACCTTTTGCCATAATAAAACTCTTTTCTCCACACACAACCCTTGTATGGTAGGGTGTCGGTTAGCAACACAAAGTTTGCCTTACCAAATTAGTTAATAATCATAAGTCCTTATACAATAAAGACTTATTGCTGGGATATTAAAAACCCGCAAGCTTTGCGATTGCAACAGTGATAATTGTAAATCAGATTTACATACTGCGTAATAACCGTACTCGACCAAGCGTTTCTATCTTCGTCAACATCGAAATACCAACCGTCCAGAACAATCGGGAACAGTTCATCGTAATTAACGGCAAATATCGGGTCTGTACCATAGACCGTAGTGTTTGCGGTGTCAAGCAACTGGACATAGTTGAACGGTATGCTCTTATACACGGCCTTACCATTATGTTTGCCCAAGTCGTAGGTGATTGAATCGTCTGAATTACGCAGCATTTTTTCAACCATCTTGATTACGTTATTGCTTGTGTAGAACTGTACCTTTGTTGGTACACTTTCGGTAACACCTTCAATTTTCATACCATTAGGCATATTCGGGGCTTGGAAGTCTGTTGCTCGGCAAGCATCGCCAAGTCTGTCAAATAGAGTATCGTCTAATGCGCCATTGTGGTCGTCATAATACGAAGCCCACTGCGAATATGTAGTAGCACTCAAACCGCCAACGTCAAAGTTTGCACCATCAAGGTAATTACCGTTAGTACCGGTAAATCCAGCCGTATTGTCAGTACCAAGCGTAAGGAAACCCGGAATACCAGTAATGCTCAAAGTATCAGAAGCAGAGGCAGGAACAGTCCATTTTGCCTTCTGAATATCGTCAGCAGACTTGCGGTACATAGCAAGTTTCTTGCTCTTGAGATAATCGTATTCTTTAATTTTGTCGCCCTTATTGACAGACAACTGAATACGGTCATAGGTACAGTTGTTCGTATATCTTTTCAGATAAGAACGAACTTTCTGGTCTGTATCATTGATATTCGATACGTCCTGATGGAACAACATTCCAACCGCGCCGCCATTAGTAGCGTCCTCAAGCTGGATATTCGTGGTATAATCAATACCAGTGGTTGTCTTTTTATATTTAGCCAAGTCGTTCATCGCATCATAACGAGTATAGCCCATAACCGCAGCAAGTTTGCCCGGGGTGAACATACTTCTCGTAGAATTGATAAGGTCAAGGCACTGTGAAATACTAAGTGAAGCTGGCATAGCCAATTTCCTTTCTTAATTAAGTTTCGATTCCAATTTTGTTATAGACCTCGTCCATTTCGGCACGAATCTTTTCTTCTTCGTTCTGGTAAGTTCTACTTGCCGGAGATGAATTTTTCCGTGTCGGGGTATTTAACATTCTACCCTTTTGCTGATTGAGGTCGGTTATCAGCTTTGTTCTAATTTCTTTTTCACTACCAACACTTTTGAACATTTTAACTGTCTCGTCAAGAGCCTGTTCCATAGGTATATTGCGCAATTTTGCTTCCATATCTGCGTGAGCATAAATTCTCTTGCGTTCAATAACTTGCTGGTCATTCAACTTTTCAGAAGAACCGATAGAAGGCAAATCTTTGGTGTACTTGTCAAAGTGGTTGTTAATTCTTGAAGTAAATGCGTCATTTCGTTCTTTTGTAAGTCGCTCTTTTTCAACTTGTAAATCTTCCGCCTGACTGGAAAGCATTTGTTTTTGGGCAGATAGTTCTTTGGCAATAGAATCAAGAGCGTTCTTTACATCTACGCCAACAATATCTGCGTCAAGGTTAAGGTTTATGTCCTGCGGACTTTCTGCCTTAACTTCATTCTGTTTTCCAGAAATTATGGAATCTAATAGTTCAACATTGATGGTTTCAGGTGCTTTTTCGGTCTCGACCGGTTCTTTGGAAACTTCTGCCTGTTCAGTGGTTTCCTGTTTTGATTCCGCAGAATCTATATTCTCGTCCGCAGACGAATCAGGCGCGACCTCCGCAGAGGCAACATCGCTTGACTGTGTTTCTGGTTCACGATTAAAAATCTCGTCCATACTTGCCGCAATATCTGCCGGTATTTCAGAGTTATCCGTTACTGTTACTTCTTGTTCTGTTGTTTCATCAGCCATTTTATTTCCCTTAAATTACAAGTTAATAATTAAAATTATCTGTTTCTCGCATCCCGCGAGCCTTCATTTTCCGCAATTTGTCCTGACGACTTGATACTAATAAATCGCCACGACTATTATAAACAGAGCCGGGATACAATCGCTCTGCTTCTTTTATCTGGTTCGGCATAACACCCATAGACCTTGACCATCGTTCATTAGATTCAAGCGCGTCTATTCCCACCTTGCTCTTAAGTTCTGTGGCGTAATCACGCTTGCATATATTGGAACATTCAGGACACTTGTGCGTATTATTTTCATCTTTAATAGCACCAACAGCGTCAAAAGTTCCGTGAGTAGAACAAGAGAAGCAATATATCGGCATATTATGCTTTCGCTAAAATTAACCACGAAACGGCATCTGTTACTGCCAGACCGTCAAGAACAAGGCCAAGATTCCCTGCTGGATTTATTGGTAGATAACAAGCCTCGCCCTCATTAAGAACAAGGTCTGCCGTTGACGCAGTAAGTGTTGCGTTGCTTGCCGTGTCTATCGTTATCAATATAGTTCCAGATTCTGCCTTTAGATATACACCATAAATCTTTGCAAGTAGAATCATCTCTGGGTCTATTTGTTCAAATAGATTTAATCCAGTTGTAGTTGCCGCAGTCAGAACCGTATAGCCAGTGTACATCTTTGTAGGGACTGTCATAATTTTTGTATTTGTTTTTGTTACAGAATCACCAAGACCTGTTACTGCCATAGTTATAGTTGCTGTCGCCGCGCCGCTCATTATGCTACTCCTTTATTCTTTGCGAATTGTGAATTTTGTGATACATTAGTATTATTCATATTTGAGGCTTGGTTGCCACCCATACGATTGTCAGTTACGCCAGAAAACTTTTCCGCCGGTTGATATGAACCTGCCTGCACTTCTTCAACTGAAGGCATTGCAGATTTAAACCAAGATTCAGTATTTAGTCCTATGTACTTGCTAAATTCCTTAATCAATACTGGAACGTTTAATTGCATACCCTGCGCCGCTGTCTGCTGCAATGTCGGCAATACCAATCCACTTAATAACTGCATACCTTTTTGGTATCGCTGTTCAGGTGGTACAGGTTGCATTGAGAACATATCAACATCAAGGTCGTATTGGAAATCTTCTGGTATCTCATACTTGTTATAATTGCTCGATATAACTATCGTTTCGGTAGCCTTTTTAGATACCGGAATCTGCATTGTCGGATTCTTGAGCATCTCATTAAGTATCTTTTCTGCTATACTTGCAGAGAAAGTATGAACTTTTTGGCTCATCATATTCAAGAACCTGCCTGCATTTGACTGCAACATTTGTTCTTGACCAAGCGTGTCTGCGCCAGAGGCACGACCACCAGCGGTATTAAGATTACCTCCCTGTTCAGAGAACTGTCCCATTGTAAATTGCAGGAAGTTATATATTTCTGCATTTGTACCGCCAAGCGTTACCTCTTTAACCGCCTGTGGATTAGTAAGAAGCAACATCGCGCCATCTTCTGCGTCTCGTACTTCAGCAGCGTCTCTATCACTTCCTACTTCACCTATTCCAATTTTCTTTAATCTCTCGGCCTGACTTCTTGCCTTTGCATATAAAGTATTAGTGGCAGCGTCAAGTTCCATCAATGAATATATTGGTGGAATCGGGATAGTGGTATCTGGAAATAATTTATAAAATAGAACATCATACGGGCCAGTATCAAGTCCGTCATACTGAACCGTTCTTAATATCTTATTGAATCCCTTATAAGCCGGAAGTATGGTTATTATTGACTTCTCTTTCGGCAACCAAATATCATAGAACTCTGAATAGTCGTGTATCTCGCTATATGAAACGTGTTCTGTATTGACTATCTCTTTCGGGTCGTTCTTACCATACAGTTTAAAGTCGGGAGTTATCTGGTCTGCGAATTTAACCCCAAACATCTCTTTGGCCATTCTTGTTGGCAGATAGTAACTATCGCCCTCAAACTCATACTGCTCTCTCGTTTTTGCAGTAACGTCATAGACATATCTAACCCTATCTACCACGTCGCAGAACGGCATACCTATATCTACAAGATTACCACCAAACTCTTTAGTATCGACCCTTTTTGTTCCGGTCTTTGTAATACCAATCGAGAATAATGAATTAAGAACACAAGGCTCAAGAGTTCTCTGTGCAAGATTTATCTGCTTTATTAACTTGTTTAATGCCTTTTCAATCGTATCAGCAAAAGGCTTATACTTAATGTTATATTTTGGCTCAACTATTACTTTAGGATTATTGCCAACAAGATACGGAAGTAAAATAGATACAGCCCTGTCTATCATATTCATAGGGTGTTCTATCGCTGGATTGCCCTTGTTAAAGTATCCAGAGGCATAAACGCGCAACATCTTATCTTGCTTCTCAATTGTATTGCGGGACATTACCTTGCAGGCACTTATCGCGCCTTGTAATCGTTCTACAAAGTTTGCTTTAACGGGTTTATCTATTGTTTCTGGCATATTTGTGTTCTTCCGCAAGAATTTAAGTTTCTTGTATAATTATCGTCCTCTAAAACGGCCAATACATCTCTACCGCAAGAACATTTTAGGTTTTTGCCATCTTTCTTAACCAACCATTCCCTATTGTTTAATTTAACAAGTTCAACATTTATAGATTCGACCATATTTTTACCTTATTTTTCTGTTCTCTGTCGTGTTTGTTTTTTCTTGCCTGCCGCCATTCTATACTGCCAGCGATATTTTCCTGAAACGCAGTATGCGCCAACATCTGGTCTTGTGCCGCAAGGTTGGCCAAAGCGTCTGCAACAACACGGTCGCCGTGGGTCGCTTTAGCTCCCCCTTTATCTTCCATTGCAGATGAAGGAGTAAGTCTGTTTCCGTCAAAGATATAATCTTCGGCTTCTCGAATTGAATCTTCGTCAGGGTTAATGAACTTCTTTGTGTCCATATTGCCCTGAAAACAAGCTGTCATTGCGGCGTTATATGACGACAACAACTGCAACTTACTATTGGGATTAGAATACCAACCCAATACTTGTTTCTTTTCGTGCCTGCCCTTTGCTTCCGTACTGGACTTGCAAAGGAAAGTATAGCCAATCTCTTTTAGTCGTTTTAAGAACACCTGACCAATACCATTGGCCTCAAAGTTAAGCAATGGCATGCCAGACTGACCGCCCAACCATTTACCTATTGCATATACCTGTTCGGCAAATGCAGATGGTAAAGTATTGGAATCAGCCCAAATACCAACTTTCCTTCTCAAGTCCACATCAAATATCGAACATACACTATTTGACTGTCCCTGACCAAGCGATATATCGCAACCCAAGACGTAGTTATGGTTCTGGACTGGCCTTATGCCGCCAAGTTCGCCCCACCATTTCAATCGTCTATGACCGCCCTGAATCAGCTTTATATTTGATACTACGTCATCGTGGACGTTGTATATAACTTCGCCACAATAATCAGGTTGCCTTACATAAGTCGATAACATCTGGTTTAGTGTACCAGAATGGAAAACCATATCGCCAGAACCTATTGCATTACCGTCAAGGTTAGTTGCAATGTCCTGTTCAGTTCTTTGCTCGCAGGTCTTATCGTACCAAGGCGCACGCCATTTAGGCTTATTAGGTATTCCTCCATCGGCCTTAAATGATATATCCAGAGCGGGATAGTTCATAAAGAGTTCGGTTTGCAAGTCCGAATACTTTACCATCTGCCCCTTTTCTATCTTATTGAATACCGCTGGTGCAAGTTTGCGGTAATACTCGACATCTTCTATAATTATCTTATTTATATCAGGCGACCAGTAAAGTCCTTTAGCTTTATAAGGGTGAAGCCACCAGCCAAAGAACATTTTCTTTACGCCTTTTTGAGTACCCATCTGTGTAAATGGGTGCGCTCTATATACTGCCGTACCTAAAAATATATTACAGGCTGAAGTATCGCTTATCGCAGCCTCAATCATTTTTGCGTCTGACATTGGCACTTCAGGAAACTCGTCCACAAGCGTCCAGTTCACACGGCCAGACTTACCGGCAGATACGTTAGTTGATTCACCACCGATAACTGAATTATTCCACTTGTTCTCTAAATGCCTGTCTGTTCTTGCATATTCCGGCAAAACCCATTCGGGAAGATTCTGCAACATAAAGTCCAGCTTCCAGAACAAACTATTA